GACATAACTTCCTCCGTCAACTATTTATAACGAAAAAGGGGAGAGCATTTCTGCTCCCCCCAGTTTCTTGCAACCCTTCCTCTAACGGGAAGGTATCGATTACATAAGGTTTGTAACCTTAACGCGACGATAGTATTGGTTGCGGTTGGCAGTGAATGTATCACCGTCAGTAGTACCGTTCGACTGTGTAACGTATGGGTTAGCAATCATGCCGTAACGTGTCTTGAAGCCAATCTTTGGCTGGAAGCTGTTAGGATCGATAGCACGAACCATCTGTAGAGGAACGTATGGGCAGTAGAAGAGACCAGCATCATATGCTGTAGCGCCCTTATAACCAACAACGTAGAACTGGCTAGCAGCACCGGTGTTAGCTGAGTAAGGGTCAATATAAACCTTCTTACCGCTGATTGTACCAACAAAGGTATTACCTGTGTCGTCTGATTCAAGAGCTGGCGAACCCTGTAGAGCGCGGCCAGTGTCAAGAACACCTGCCATTGCAAGAGCAGCGGCAACGTCTGACGAACAGATGATGAAGTTACCCTTACCACGGCGGGTGTCTTGAGCGATTACGTTAGCGTCACGTTCAATGTTGAACAGAAGACCCTTGAAACGCTCAACCGACCAACGGCCGTTTGAGTCAACGTCAAGGTCGAATGTACCAGGTGTAGCTGTCGAAGCAGCACCAGTCTTAGCAACCTTGTAGATTGTGCGGATAACTTCGCGGTTGATTTCGTTCAGAATTTCTTGCGAAAGAATGTTCGAAAGTTCCGATTCAGCATCAAGACCGTGAATTGCCTTCAGATCCTGTGCAAGTTCAACTGTGTATTCAGCCTTGAGCGCACGGCTCTTAGCAGTAACAGTTGTCTTTTCGATGCTGAATGCCATTTCGCCGAATGCTTCGCCACCATCGGTGCCGAGAGCTTCTGCGGTTGAAGTTGGCATAGCAGTACCAGTTGTGTATGTACCATCAACTGGGTTCGAACCAGCGTGTGTTGCGCCGTTTGCGTCACCCGAGAAGTCGGTATCAGCTTCGTTGAAGAGAGCTTCTGTGCCGTCTTGAGTGCTGTAGCGTGACTTCATGGCGAAGATCAAGCCAGTTGGGCCAGTCATTGGCTGAACGCCAGCAACGTCATATGCCATTAGGTTTGGAAGAGCGCGGCGAACGAGCGAGATGAGGATTGGGTCATAACGGTCGATGTTTGCAGCACCTGAACCAGCAATGTTATTTACTGGAGCGTCTTCGAAAAGGGCAGCCTTTTCTTCGCGCAGGGCCTTTTCTTGGTTTTCAAGAACGACGGCGGTAACTGCACGACGGTAGTTGTCCTTAATCGCGCCGAGACCGTCGTGATTTAGAACAGGTTCCCACTTCTTCTGTAGTTGTTCTGAAAGAAACATTTAGTTTTCTCCTTGTGTGTCAATATCTTTTATTTATAAAAAATTACTTTTGAGCAGCAATCTTATCCAGTGCTTGGACATACTTACTGACTGTCGATTCGTCTAAGACTTCAACGCCTTCGTCTTCTAGCTTGTCTTCCACGATGGTCGACTTAGAAGCTGGGAAATAATTTTCCTTGATGACGTTTAGCTTTTCTTCAAAGATTTCTGCATTCTCGAATTCTACATCAGCAACCAACGACTTGAACTTTTCAGCATCGGTCTTAGCAAGATCCTCAGCAACGACGGCGAAAACGCCTTCCTTCATGAGTTCTACATTGTTATTGTGCAGTTCTACATTTGCAGCAATTTGTTCGTCCAGCTTCGAAGATAGTTCTTCGATCTGGGCCTGCATTTCACCAAGCACATCATATTTCTCTTCGGGAACATCAATATAATGTTCTGCGAACAGGTTCTTCATGCCGTTGATGAACGATTCCGCGATATCTGTGCGGAGACCGTTTTCAACAGCAAGTGCGTTGTCTTCAACCCACTTTTCAATTACATAGCTAAGATACGAATCGACCTTCTCGGTCAAATCAGCCTTAAACTCTTCCATCAATTCAGCGGCTTCTGCAATGAGGCCTTCTTCGATATTCT